CTCTTTCTTTCCTTATTGATGCCTGCAGTGCATCTGGGAAAGTGAACTCAAGAATTACCGACCAAGTGACGACATTCTCTTGCAAAAAATACAGTGATGATACAACCTTGACTGAATGGGACAACTTCAACGCTAATGATGATGTATCTGTTTTCTTTTATGCTTACAACCCATCATCAACTGCTGGAGAGTTTTCCGAGTGTGTAGCCGTATGGTTGCCGCAAGGAAAAATTACTGCTGCGCCATTTGGTGATCAAGATGGGATTGTGACAGACGATCTTGAAATCAAAGCCCATAGAAGCGCAGGGAATGATTCGGTGTTCATTGGTTTTATCTAGTCATTACTTACACATTATGTATAAAATTAGGGTGTGAAAGCACCCTTTTTTTATTTGTGAGGTTACATGTCTAAGATTCTTAAGATGACGGATAGAATTAAAATTAACGTCGGGAAGGTTTCATTTACCATTGCGCCTCTTAATCAGTTTCAAAAGATTGAGATTTCAGAGCAACAAAAGATTGGAGTTGGTGGCGATGTTGAGTTTGATTTAATGAGAGCTCAAACATTGCTTGTAAAATATGGCTTAAAAGATATTGAGGGGGCATTCGATCTGGATGGCGAGCCTTATAAATTACAATTTGATGGCGACGTCTTGTCTGACGATTGCATCTCAGAGGTTTTCACACTTGAGCAAAGACCTGACTATGTAACTGCCCATTGGCAATGCTTGAACGAGTTTCCTGATAAGCTTGTTAGTCCGTATGACGGAAAAAAGCTTAAGGGGGTGGCCTTGGAACTGATAAAGAACAAGGGCAAGTCAGGGTAAAGAGATCAACTCACAACGTTTCAATGACCGTTCTTGCTAAGGCAATTCAAACCATAAGTGAACTTTCAGAGCGTGATTACATAGAAATCATATCAACATACATGGGAATGACTGACCCGAGCTATAACTGCACCCTATGTAAATCTCACTATAAACGAGATGTTGAGCGCCAAAGAAAGCATCAAGAAAGAAAGGGATGCTTTTCTACCTTCCCGACTCCCATTCTCAAGTATAGAGGCGGACAAAACACCCCAATGAAATCGGCATCCAGCGTTGAGTATTTTCACTGCCCAGCTAGGTTTTATTCATCATTCTGGGCAAATATCATAAATCTTCATTTTAATTATGATCGGGGGGTTATGCCTTTTCCTGGTTCTGTATTAGAACAGCCAGCTAAAATTGTCGAAGCGTTCAATTTGATTCATAATTTAAAGGAAGAAACTAGAATCGAACAAGAAGAGATAGCGGCAAAATATGGCAAACGAAGTAAGCGTTGAAATTACGGTCGAAGAAAAAGCAGCATTAAAAGCCCTTGCATCTTTAACTAGGGGTGTTGATACCACTACAAAAAGCGCAGAAAAAGGCTTCAAGAAAATGGACATGGCGCTTGCCTCGTTCGCTGGAAATCTTGCGGCCAATGCTGTTGGCGCTGGGTTAAAGCTTATTGCATCTGGGATAGGTGCGGTTGTAAGTAGAGGCGGTGAGATGATAGATTCTGCTGGAAGGCAGGAAGATGCTATCAATAAACTCAACACGGCCTTAATGATCTCTGGCCAGTTAACAAAAGAAAATAGTAAAGACCTACAGGATTTTGCATCCTCACTTCAAAAAACAACTAAATATGGCGATGAATTAATTCTTGAAAACGCAGCCCTTATCCAGTCGCTTGGACAGTTAGACAAGGAAGGACTTAAAGGTGCAACAAAAGCGGCCATTGATATGTCAGCCGCATTAGGTATTGATCTAACTTCTGCAGCGACACTTGTTGGTAAAGCGGCAGCCGGTGAGATTGGTTCTTTTTCAAGATATGGTGTCATAATTAAAAAGGGTGCTGATAATGCAAAAACATTTGCAAACGCGCTAGAAGCCCTAAATTCAAAATTTGGCGGTGCTGCTGCAGCTCAAGTCAACACATATAAAGGCGTCACATCACAGCTTAATAATACTTATGGCGATTTGCTTGAGACATTTGGAAGCTTTGTAACACAATCACCAGTTGCTATTGCCGCTATTAAAGGGTTTTCAAGTGGAATAATGGCGCTTGATGGTCTTGTAAAATCAAACTCTGATTCAATCAAAAACTTTTCAGATAATATTATCGTCAAAGGATTGACGGGTGCTGTTGATATTGGCGTGCAGGCGGTTGTTATTTTTAACAATGTGTTGAACGGGACAAAAAACTTTTTAAACTTTTTAACAGACGGTGCGCTTGGTGCGCTTCAAGGTGTTCAAGAGTTTGCTGCTGGTGTTATCTCAGCTTCAATAAAAGTTAAAGAGTTTTTAGGATTGAACACAGAAGGGCTTCAAGCAATGGAAGCCTCTATGCAAAAACAAATTGAAATAACTCAAAAGGCGAGAGATTTAAACGACCAGGAAGCGGCTGAAAGACTTGCAAAACAGGAAGAGTTTAATGTTCAAATGGAAGAACTTAGAACTGTTATGAAAACAAGTATTCAAGAAGAGGTTGAACTCGCAAAAACAAGCAAGGATGAGATCGTCCAAGCAAACATTGAAGCCAGCAATAAAATACTAGCAGAAAAGAAAAGGGCCGCAGAAGTTCAAAAGAAAATAGATAAAGATCACTTTCTATACTCTAAAGCATGGGAAGAAAGAACAAATAAAGAAAAAGTAGAAGGTGTCAGGGATTCGCTTAGTGCTGTTTCATCATTAACTGCATCTGGGAACTCAGAGCTTTTTGCTATTGGTAAAGCAAGTGCTTTAGCTGTGCACGGGATTAACGCGGCAAAGGCTGTATCAAATGCACTTTCAGCAGCACCGCCACCTTTTAACTTTGCATTGGCTGCACTTGTCGGAGTTGCTATGGCTGCACAGGGTGCAAAAATAGCAAGTCAAAAACCGCCTGCATACGCAGAGGGTGGTTTTATTGGTGGAATGAATGGCGCAAGCTATGGCCAAGACAACAGCGTGGCGACCGTGCGAACAGGTGAAATGATTCTCAATGCCAATGATCAAAGAACTCTTCTTAACGGCATCAAGAGTGGCGACATGGGTGGAGATTCAAAAATAGAACTGTTGATTTCGGCCATTACTTCACAGCCTGTTATTGTTGAAGTTGACGGGGTTGAGGTTGCGAGAGCGGTTAGAAACGCCAGAGAAATGGGAGTTGCAGTTTGAGCTTTAAGTTCTTAGCAAACAATTTAGTAGATCAAGCTAGTATTTCTGCAAGCTCAGAAAACGCTCAATTCCCTGCATCTAATATCAAGCATGATTTTAGAACTAAAGTATATAGATCAAATTCAAACTCGGATAGCTTGGTTTTTGATCTTGGCTCTATTGAAGATGTTGATCACATTGCAATATGCGATAATTGGCAAGATGGTTTTGGAGTTTCAGCTGTAGCCATTCAAGCTAATGGAACTGACAACTGGACAAGCCCTGCATTTTCCACCTCGATGACTTTAGATACTGAATTTGGTGTCAGTATCAAAGCATTATCATCTCAACAATCTTATAGGTTTTGGCGTTTAGTCCTAACCTCAACTCTTGGGTATTGTGAAATCTCACACGTCTTTATTGGCAAGGCTTCCAGTGTCAGCACAAATGGTGTCTCTTATGGGTGGAGTTATAAGAATAATGACCTAAAAAAACAAGCCACTAGCAGATACGGGCAAGAGTTCATTGATAGTGTCACTCAGAGAAAAGAACTGATGAATCTTTCTTTTAAAGTAATGAACACAACAGAACTAGATAAGATATTTCAAGTCTACGACAACAGAGGAACAATTAGACCTTTTTATGTAAAGGTTGGCGATGACACTGATACTATCATAAGCAATGAAGATAGGTTCAACGGTCTATATAAGCTCACAGCAATGCCTTCGGTATCTAATCCAAGTGCATTTGCCCTTTATGATGTTACTCTGAACATAAGGGAGCAAAAGTGACAACTTTAGTAGTAGAGGAGTTAAAAACAACATTGAGCCAAGATTTTACAATTAACGGAGAGAGAAGGTATCAGTTAATTGCAGTTAGGCCTAAGATTTATATGCACAATGCACCAGATGGGACATTCAGCTTGTCTATTAAATCAGGATCTACGACATTAGCAAGCAAGTCATTTACAAGCGCAGAAATTAAATCAGACTTAAGCACAAGTGACAATTATGCTTGGATATGGAAGAATCTAACCTTTGACTTTACTGTTCCACTAGAAAAAGGCGACTACTCATTAGAGCTATCATCATCTGGATATTCTTTCTCATCCTCGTCTTACATTGGCTGGGTTAAAGACCATGAAAGTGTTTTTAATACAATCAGCGGAAACCCTACAAGTAGCTTAGATAATCCATTTACATTTCAACTTTTTGAATATCGAACAAGAGAGTCATTTCTATGAGAATTTTAGACTTTGCAGATGGCTTTAGCTCTGCAACCACACCAAGCAGCACAGGTGCCATTGCTTCACAGGTAGAAAGCTATGCAAGCGATGCTGCCTTTGAAGCTGTTTACGGCTCTGGAAGTGATGGTTTTATCTACTACAACACCACTAATAAAGTTATAAGATTTTACTCAGATGGTGCCTGGAGAAACCTGGGAAGGGTGGAAGTTGTTGCAGTTCAATCAATCGCATCAGCTGGACAGATTGCACTAGCATCTAGCCCAGATCAAGTTTTAAAAGTTCAGGGTGATGCAGGAGCCCAGTCGGCATCAAACACACCATTTAGTGGCACATCTATTGATGGGCAGATCATCAGGCTAGAAGGTCAAGATAGCACCAATACCTTAACAGTTACAAACAATGATGCGCCTGGTGGGTGTATTTTAAATGGTGACGCTACGCTTGGAAAGTATGACACTTTAACACTAAGATACGACTCTACAGATGATAGATACATTGAACAAGGAAGGAACTTCTAATGAATGCTAATATGAAAAGGCTTTTAATTTTTGCCCTCGTGCCAGTGACAGTTTGGGGCATTGGCTCAACATTCACAAAGCAAAAAATTGATAGAATTGGAGTCAATACAGAATCCCAAATCACAATGGAAGATACTACCAGGTTTAATTCTGGCACAGCATCAACAGTACCTTACTTGGATGCAAATAAAGACTTTGTAAGCTCATCGGTCACGCCAACAGAGTTAGGCTATCTTAGTGGAGTAACCTCATCTATCCAGACGCAAATTGATAGCAAACAGACTTCTGTAAGTGGAACAGCCAATGAGATTGACGTTGCAGCTGACATTATAGGACTGGCAGACAATCCCATTCTACCAGGGATTGAGGGCGTAACAATCCCAAGCGGGGCAACGGGCGATAGGCCTGTATCACCTAATGTTGGTGAGTTTAGATGGAACACAGATAACACTGAGGCAGAGATTTATGATGGCACCCAGTGGGGATCAGTGGGAGGCGGAGCAGGTGGTTCACGTCTTAATCTATTGGATGATCCTAGCTTTGAAAAGGGTGTAACAAATGGATCTTGCACAGGGTGCACAGCTTCACAGGACACAACCGATTACTTAGCAACTCCAAACAATGAGGCATCTCTAAAGATGGCTTTTTCTGCTGCATCAGGCAATTATACCTGGACTAAATCAACCAGTGCCCAGTATTCAAATGTTGCGGGAGTCGTATCGGCATGGATTAAAACCAGTGCGAGCGATTGTCACTTTGACGAATTAGTTAATGGAGTACAAAGCCAAACAGTCGCCATTGGCTCAAGTGATGAATGGAAACAATACATCATTAATGGAACAACCGGTACAACGTCTTATGGGTGGCGAGTAAGATGCGACACTGCAATCACAGACGATGTTTTTGTAGATGAAACATTTGCAGGGGCATCGGAACCGGACACTTTTAATATCGGAACAGCTTCTCTTTGGGGAAGTGTTAGATGGGACGCAACCACCAATTGTATATGGTCAGGAACATCATCTTCTTTTGCAGCATTTTCAGCGGACCCTGACTGTGACGACAATCCCAGAACCATTAAAGGTATGTACAACTCCACAAACGGGGCAGCCGGAAATTCTGATGGGCAACTTCCTCAGGTGAAATTTTCATACATTCCCGCAGGTACTCTACGTTGTGAGCTTAAAGGTTTTGCTTATACAGGGGCGGCAGGTTCCTCTATGGCAGGTCGCTTTAGTGACGGTACAGACGCTACGGTATCTTCTGTTGCATATACCGCAGGTGCCTCAAATGACTTGGCTACGACTAATTCTTATATAGGTGAATTTAACTATACTACAGCTAAGACTTCTGAAACCACTATATCATTTCAGTATGATGTGGGGGGAGGTACGATAGCCTATCTACAAAACAATGGTAATAATGATGAGGAACTTGAAATCTCCTGTTACCACTACCCCGCCCCTCAAAAAGTAGTAGCCGCTAAGTGTGATGGGCTGGAGTGTGAGAATGAGTTTAGTGCAAGGATTACATCAGGGGCTATTGTCACATCAGAAAGCACTGACTTTATAGCAAGTGCAGCCACTGGTGCATCTTGTCAAGTTGATGTTACTTTTCAATCTGGAATATTCAATACAGTTCCAGCCATCACTTGTACAACGGAGTCATCTGCACAAACCTGCGGTGTAACAAACGAGTCAACAACAGGATTTACTTATACAACCT